TTGTTAAACCATACGGCCGAGCCCTTGGACCAGAGCATAAAGCACAGGCTTACACTGCGACCCCTGCCATAAGAGAGGCTGCGATGATCGTAGCTGTAGACATCTGGCAAGCACGTCAAGTTAGCCAGACTGGTGGGGTAGGTATGGATGGGATCACTGCAAGCCCATATCGGATGGGTTATCAGCTGATTAACAGAGTGCGTGGTCTCATCCAACCGTATTCTAATCCTAATTCACTGGTCGGATAATGCCAGCAGCAATAACCACATTACGTGGCACACTAGCAACAGACCTAGCCAATGCAGGCGTGTGGTCTACCTTTGCTTATCCACCTGCAACAATTTTAGCAAACAGCGTAGTTATCACACCATCCGATCCGTACATAGTGCCGTCTAATAATGACTACACATCTATTGCACCATTAGCAAATTTTAAAATAATGATTACTACACCAGCATTTGATAACCAGGGTAACCTAGCAGGCATAGAAGATTTTATTGTAGCCGTAGTGACTAAACTAAATGCATCATCTTTGGTGCTAAACATATCAAGTGTCTCTGCTCCAGCTATCGCTAGTGTGGCAAGCGGAGATTTATTAACTGCAGAAATAACTGTATCAATACTAACGAGCTGGAGCTAAAATGAGTCTAACACCAGAAGATTTAGCCTTCTTGAAGAAGATAGGTCAGATCGAAGAAGCACCAAAACCTGCACAAACTAAAGAGAAGGATAAGGAGTAATAATGGCAATTTTCTTAAACAATACCGCATCGGTAACATTTAACAGTGTTGACCTATCAGCGTATGTCACAGCTGTAACTATTAACCAATCATTTGATGAGTTAGAAGTAACCGCTATGGGCGATACTGCACACAAGTTTGCTAAGGGACTAGAGGCATCAACAATTACTCTAGACTTCCTTAACGATAATGCTGCAGCAACTGTAATTCCAACACTACGTGCTGCCTATGGCACTACTGTACCTTTGGTTGTTAAGCAATCATCTGGAGCAGTATCAGCTACAAATCCTTCATACAGCACTACTGTATTAGTTAACAACCTACAAAACGTAAACGGTGCTGTTGGCGATATCTCATCACAGAGCATCACATTTACCTGCAACAGCGTAATAACTGTAGCGGTAGCATAAGGAGCAATAATGGCAAAGCTAAAGATAACAAGGGCTAATGGTGAAGTCACAGAACACAAGATAACACCAGGTGTCGAGTACGCTTTCGAGTTAAAGTACGGCGCAGGAATTAGTAAAGTCCTACGTGACCATGAACGGCAGACCGAGATTTATTTCTTGGCTCATGAGTGTTTACGTAGGGCTAACGTAACTGTACCTGTGTTTGGAATTGAGTTCATTGATAGTTTAGAAATCGTCGAGGTATTAGACGAAGAAAAAAAATAGTACAGCGTGACTCTACGCTCTATTTGATAGCAAACTTATCTGTAGAGCTAGGGATCGCGCCTAGCGAGTTCATTAACATGGACCAAGAAATGCTAAAGGCTATTGTGCAGGTCTTACAAGATAGAGCAAAGGAGATCAAAAATGCCAGTAGTCGTAAACGGCGTTAGAGAGTTCCTTAAAGCTATTGATGAAATAGACGAAGATATGTATAAAAATGTTAAAACAAGTCTTAAGACACCTATGATGCAGGTTGCCTACAAAGCAAAACAATATTTACCAAGTGAGCAAAATGTGCTAAGTGGCTGGACAAAACAAGCTGAGCAACAAGAAGGACAGCGTAGACCGTTCCCAGCGTACGATCAATCTGCAGCTAGAAGCGGTATCAAATATAAATTAGGCCCTAATAAGAAAAACAAAAAAGGTTATTCGGTTTATAACTACGTATCTAACGAGTCAGCAGCTGGTGCAATCTATGAGACAGCAGGACGCAAGACAACTGGATCACAAGGCGCATCACTCAATCCAGATGCAGGCGTGCAATTTATACAGGCATTACCTAATGTAGTAGATGCAACACTTGCAGGATCTGTAGGCCGTAGAGGTCGTAAGAATAAAGGCCGCGTAATTTATAAAGCGTGGGCAGAAGACCAAGGCAAGATATACGAAGATCTTAAGAAGGCAATAGACGAGGCAATATTCCAGTATTACAAGAAACTACCTTTAGAGAAAAAAGGTCAAGTACTAGGATTTTATAAAGAGCGATCAGCTCGAGGATTTAAGGGAGTATAACTGTGCCTACCTTAGTAGTATCGGCTCTCAGCACCTTTGATAACAAAGGATTAAAAAAAGGCAAGAAAGAAGTATCAGCCTTTGAAAAACAAATAAAAAGTTTTGCTAAAGTCTTTGCCGCAGCGTTCAGCGTTACAGCCCTAACTAATTACAGCAAAAAAGCAGTACAAGCATTTATGGCAGATGAGAAAGCCGCCAAGTCATTAGAGCAACAATTAAAGAATACTGGTTATCAATTTAGCGCACCAGCTGTAGAGATGTATATTGCTAATCTGCAAAAAACTACAGGGGTATTAGATGATCAATTACGACCAGCATTCCAGCAATTATTAACAGTAACAGGATCACTTACTACAAGCCAACATGCATTAGATACAGCATTAAATATAAGCGCAGCAACAGGTAAATCATTAACCGAAGTTACCTCAGCCTTATCACGTGGCTATGCAGGCAATACCACCGGTCTAAGTAGGTTAGGTGCTGGGCTAAGTAAGACGCTGCTAAAAACTAATGACATGAATCTAATCATGGGTGAACTTAATAAAAAGTTTGCAGGTCAGTCAGCAGCCCGATTAACTACCTACGCTGGAAAGATGGATCTATTAAGTGCAGCAGCCGCTAACGCACAAGAAATTATCGGTAAAAGTTTATTAGATTCTTTAAGTGCATTAGGTGATGATAATAGTATTGAAGGCTTAACAAAAAACATGGAAGATTTTGCCACAGCTACAGGTGATGTAATTTATGGCCTAGGTATAATAGCTGAAAGAATCAAATCATTAACGACCATACCTGGTATTGGCAGTCTCTTTGATATTAAAAATATACCAGTCATAGGTGCTTATTTAGGTGGCTTGCAACAAATAGGTCAAAATGCTAGAGAAAGAAATAACTCACAATTTAACACGGTAGCCCGACCATCTGCTGCAGAAATTGGAATTCAACTTAAATTATTAAAAAGCAAAAAAGAAGAATTAGCAATACTTAACAAAAAGAACGCTGCAGATAAAAACGTAGAAGAGTTAAAAAAGAAATTTGATTTAGAGCGCATAGGACTTACAGCTGCATTAAACGCTGCTACAGATGAAGAGACCAAATTACGGCTAAAGGCACAGTTAGCCATATTAGACAATAACGATGCTTTGGCTAAGAAGTTATTAGCAGAGATGGAAGCGGCAGAGGCTGCTAAAAAGTTGGCAACGGCTTTAGGCACAGTTGGCGATGCAACTATTGAATATTTTAAGAAACTAGCAGAGTCATTAGTTGGCACTATGGGTTACTTTAATATGAGTATGCAACAGATATTGGCTGAGCGATTAAAAGAATCAGGTAAGACTTCTTTAGGCGGTGGCATGACCGATGGTGGATTTACACCTTTAACAGCTGGATACTTTCAAAATCTAGGCAGCCAATTACAAGGATCATCCGCTTATGCTGGCATGAGTGCTGGCGAAATATCATTAGAAAGAGCTAGAGAGTCTGGTAATAGATCTTTAGATGTTAATTTAGTAGTTAGTGCGCCATCGGGTAATGCCTTTGCACAATTAGTAGCTGAAAGTATTCAGGTCGCTGGCCGTACTGGATTTAGCACTACACCTAATGGCGGATTACCTTAATGGCAGTACCAGTAATAAATGCAATAATTAACTTTAGCACTGGGCCATCTTTTGCTCAGGCTATGATTATTGATCAAGGTATTTTAGGCACTAACGTATTAGCAGATTCAGCAGCTGTAATTGTAGATGTATCAAACAAAATAAATCGTATTGAGACTAATCGAGGTCGTACTGCACTGTCAGATCAATTTCAGACAGGCGCACTAACCTTACGCATAGTAGATCAAAATGGCGACTTTAATCCGCAGAATGTTAGCGGGCCATATTACAATTTATTAACACCTATGAAAAAGGTACAGATTACTGCTACCTTCAACAATGTTACCTATCCCATCTTCTCAGGATTTATCACCTCTTATGTAACTACCTACCCAGATGATTCTGGTGAAGATTTAGCTATAACAACAATACAAGCTGTAGATGCATTTAGGTTAGCCCAGATAGCACAGATCAGTACAGTCACAGGTGCTAGTGCAGGCGATTTAGCAGGCACACGTATTAACGAGATATTAGATGAAATCTCATGGCCAGCATCAATGCGTGATGTAGATGCAGGTCTTACTACAATGCAGGCAGACCCAGGTACTAACCGCACAGCATTACAAGCTTTAACTACAGTCGCTACCTCAGAATATGGTGCTTTATATGTAGATGGTTATGGATCGTTTGTATTTCAAGATAGAGCAGTAACCGTTGGATCTATTGGCGGCACACCTACAGTTTTTGCAGATAACGGCACAGGTATAGATTACTTTGATGCATCATGGATATTAAATGACACATTAATATTTAACAAAGCTACTATCACTAGGACTGGTGGCACAGCACAGGTAGCTCTTAATCAAGCCAGCATAGACAAATACTTTTTACATAGTTATTTTCAAGACAACCTACTTATGCAGACCGATGCAGTAGCCCTAGATTATGCCCAGGCTTATGTGGCTAGTAGAGCAGAAACTACTATCCGATGTGATGCCATTGTCCTAGACCTATACACGCCTAACTATGATACAGGCGTAGTCGCAGCCCTAGACCTAGATTTCTTTGATCCTATAACCATTATTACTACCCAGCCAGGTGGATCTTTGCTAGAGAAGACCCTACAGATTTTTGGTGTACGCATGAACATAACACCAAATAGTTGGAAAACAACCTTTACAACACTAGAACCTGTCATAGATGGGTTTATAATAGGCAACGTAGATTACGGTGTCTTAGGGCAAAACGTACTTTCTTATTAAGGAGCAATAATGGCAACAGGATTTCCAGCAGCAACAGGTGATGTACTTACCTCTGGCATGTTTAATGGTTTAACTTCATTTACAGTAGGCACTGCTAACACTACAGATTACACAGCTGTACTTAATGACCAATACCAGGTATTAGAGATAATGAACAAAGCCACGGCAATAGCATTTAAGATTCCAACTGATGCATCTGTTGCATTTCCAGTAGGCACAGCATTAACAGTATTAAATATTGGTGCAGGTACTTGCACAATTAGCGCAGTTACACCAGGTACTACTACAGTGTTGAGTGCTGGCGCAGTAGCAGCATCACCAACCCTTGCACAATATAAATCTGCAGTCTGTATTAAAACAGCTGCTAATGCCTGGTATGTAGTTGGGGCTATTGCATAATGATCGGTAATATAATTGCAGGTTTAACTTTTGTTGAACCACCCTTACCACAGGTAATTGATTATTTAGTGGTAGCTGGTGGTGGTGGTGCTAACAAAGATTTTTCTGCTGGTGCTGGTGCTGGTGGTCTTAGATGCACTGTTACAGCTACAGGCGGCGGCGGAT